GTATAGCTTCACTATTTGGACTACTGTCTATGCCGACGATGATGTTCCGTTAGCAGATGACGCACCCATTCCCCCGGTCCCTCCTACGCCGCCCGTTCCTCCAAAGGATCCGACATATGGGCAGGCAGATGTTGACCGCATTGTAAAGACACGTTTGCGGAAGCACGAGGAGGAACTCAAAAAAACTCTTACGGAGATGAATGCTCTCCGTGCGCGTGCTGACCTCACCCAAGAAGAAAGAACGGATTGGGAGCGTCGCGTCGAACAACTTAATGATACCTTGCTATCCAAGGAAGAGATGGCAGCTAAGGAAGCTCAGAAAGCTAAAGAGCTTCATGAGCAAAAGATTTATGACATGAACCAAGAGATTGGTTTGTGGAAGGAGCGATACACTGACTCAACAATCAAGCGTTCTTTGTGGGACGCAGCGATCCAATACAAGGCGTTCTACCCGGAACAAATTGTATCAATTCTTGATCGCAATACTCGCTTAGTCGAGGAACTGTTCGATGGCAAGCCGACTGGCAGACTGATTCCGAGTGTCCGATTCTCGGATGTTGACAAGGAAGGCAAGCCTCTCACTATTGAATTAGCCCCTGAAAAGGCTATTCAAAGGATGACTGAAATCGGAAAGTATCAGAACCTCTTTGAAGGTTCAGGAACCGGCGGGATCGGCAGACGTAGCCATCCCGACGGAGGTAAGAAGAGCCTGGCACAACATGCTCAGAGTCCACAGAACTGGATTCAGGGCCGCCGGGATGGTTCCATTTCCCTCGATTGAGAAAAGAGAAAAGATGAAGTTCTTCTACTCGCTGTGGACTACGGTCCATGCGAATGATAATGATGCTTTTATTCCAGAAGTGTGGGCGGCTGAGTCGCTCATGGTTCTGACCAACAACGTCGTGGCTTCGATGCTAGTGCATCGAAACTTCGAGAACAGCATCGCCTCTTTCGGTGATACTGTTAACACCCGTATTCACGGGACGTTCTCGGCTCGTCGTAAGACGGACGACGACGATGTAACGGTCCAGGACGCTTCGTCCACGAACGTTGCTGTGAAGCTTGACCAGCATCTTCACACGTCCTTTCTGATTAAGGACGGTGAGGAGACCAAGGGCTTCAAGGTTCTCCGTGACGAGTATCTCGTTCCGGGTATGGTCTCCCTCGCCCAGCAGTTGGACGAGATTATCGTGAGTCAGCTTTACCACTTCCGGCATCAGTCGGTCGGGCAACTGGGTGTCACACCCACACGCTCGCTCGTCACTGCCGCTCGTGGTGCGCTGAACGATCTTCGGGTTCCGACCCAGGGTCGCAAGATGTTGGTCGGCACCAACACTGAGACCGCGCTCCTCAACATCGATGACTTCGTCCAAGCGGACAAGCTCGGTGATGAGGGTTCGGCGATGCGTGAAGGCTCCCTCGGACGCAAGTTCGGTATGGATATCTTCATGGATCAGAACGTTCCCAGTGTTAGGGGAACTACTGTCGTAGCCAATGGACTCATCAACTTCGCGGCTGGTTATGCTGCTGGTTCGACGGTCCTGACTGTTGACACGTTCACCGGCACGTTGCCGCTGGTCAATGGTGCATGGCTTGTGATCGCTGGTGATCTGACCCCGCTCCAGATCGTGTCAACTGTTGGCGGTGCCACACCGACCAGCATCACGATTGCGGCTCCTGGTCTCCGTGAGGCTGTCATCGACAATGCTGCTATCACTGTCTACGACAGTGGGCAGATCAATGCTGTCGGTGGCTATTCTTTGGATTACGGCAAGAAGCTCACTCTCGATGAGCTGACGGCGGCTCCGAAGAAGGGTCAGCTCATTAGCATCGGTGCAGCTCAGGCTGCAACGGGTGAGACGACCAGCATCCACGCGGCTACAAACGGCCCTGATCGTTCGACGACTGAGGTGTGGTTGGATCGTCCGCTGCGCGCTGCCGCAGCTGACAATGCGGTGGTTGGTCTGGGTCCGGACGGCGAATACAACTTCGCCTTCCACGAGATGGCGATTGCACTCGTCACTCGCCCGCTGGCCCCGCCGCAGTCTGGCACTGGTGCGCTGAGCACAGTGATGAACTGGCAGGGATACTCCATCCGTGTCACCATCACTTACAACGGCACCAAGCAGGGTCACCTGGTGACTCTGGACATCCTCGCCGGTGTTAAGGTTCTGGACACCCGTCTCGGCGTTGTTGTCTACGCCTAATAACTAAGGAACGTCATGGGTATTTACAGACAGCATAGAGTAACGATTTACCAACTGAAGCGCCTATGGGGCAAAGTGGTTCGTTACTATACGCCTACGTCAAATACCCATGACGTTCTGACGGGTGCTATTTCACGGACATATGATCTTACTATTATCAGAAAAGCTATTGTTTGTCCATCTGTTCTTGATCGTAGTTTTGTTTACGATCTTGCCTTTATAGCTTCTTCTAAGAACTTTACTGGTGGGGCCTATTTCGACCGTAACTTACGAGGTATCATTCTGGATGCCTCTGATTTACCGAAAGGTTTCATACCTAAAATCAATCATCACCTTGAATTTGAAGATGATCGTTTTGAAATCAAATCCATCGAGAAACATCTGGATAATTCTATATATGTTATTGAGTGTCAGTCGCTTAGCAATGCTGGGCAGGTAGGCTAATGCCTATAAATAAAAGTTGGGCGAGATGGATCAAGGCTTCGGTCAGCAAACATTTTGATGATCGTAAAGAGAGTCTTGTTCTATTTATTGAGAACCAACATCGAGACACAGACGAAGAAAAGGATTTCCTTGAGCTTCGGATGGATGGCCCCCGCTGCGAAGAGGTCAGCAGGGACTGCTGGAAGATACGCGTTGAGGTCAACATTATCTGCCAATCAGTAATGAACGACATGGATTATCATATCATCGACGACCTTGTGGGTGTTGCTCAATCAGCTTTTTCAAACAACATCCCGGTCTTCCGGTATGGGAACCGGCCACCCGATGATCAGACTTTCCTTGGCTGTTTAGTGCTGCAACAAAGTGCAGAGAGAAGAGACTTCGTCGAGGCAAATAGGTTTGGGCAAATAGATATTCGGACCAAACTCCTCCAGTCCGCTGTGGAGGGTCATTATCTCATGGATCTCCAACTCTAACAAAGGAGTAGAAACGTGAAGTTTCTCTCATACGTTTGGTCTAACGTTGGTGTCTTGGTTGACATCAAGCGCACGACCCTGAAGATTAAGGATGGCACGACCCCGACTCCGAACGAGGTCACCATCAAAGTTGGTGAAGGTAACATTACTTTCACAGAGAACCGGACCATCGAATACATCTTGGACCGTGGCGTTATTGACGAGGTTCGTGAAGGCGATCAGGTTCCGGTTGACGTGAGTTTCGAGTTCAACTGGATTTACTTGACTGGCTCGCCCTCGTCTGGTGCACTCCCCACTATTAAGGATGCACTGACGAATGTCGGTAATGCTTCGTCTTGGGTTTCCAGTGATCCTGACAACTGTTCTCCGTATGCAGTTGACATCGAGATTCTCTACGAGCCTGTTTGCGGAGCATCCGCTGGCATTGAGAACGAGAGAATCACTATTTCTGACTTCCGTTGGGAGTCTCTTGACCACGACCTTCGTGCTGCCACAATCTCTGTGACTGGCCGTGCGAACGTCAACCTGGTGACCGCAGTCAGGTTCCCGCAGACCACCTAATAGCTTCTTTTGAACCAACATCCAAAGTTTCTAAGAATGTTGGTTCAAAGCTTCTAAATTTGAAAGGACAGGAATCCGAGTGAAATTGAATGGTAAGCAAGTGTTTGGTGCTTTTGAAGCAGTGGTTGCCATACCACGTCTTGATGGACCATTGGTATTTATTGCCCGAGCCATCATGGATTATGAGCCCTTCGACAAGTTATGTCCTCAGCCCAAAGCTCCTTTAATCCAGTTCGCTGGACAGGCTGCGGTAGAGAACATTGAGGATGTTAACTATAAGAAGGCAATCGATGAGTGGGTGGGTAAGAAGACTCATTGGATGGTTCTGCAATCTTTGCGGGCTACTCCAGACTTAGTCTGGGATACCGTTATTGATGGAGACCATTCTACATGGGCTAATTATCAGAAGGAAATGGCTACAGCAGGTCTGTCCCCTGCTGAGCAGGCTCGTATCATCATGTGCGTCAGTGAAGCTAATGGTCTTGACCAAAGCAAAATTGACGAGGCTACTGAGTCTTTTTTAGCTGGTCGGGCGGCGCTGGCAGCTTCCGGAAACTACCACGTTTCCGGACAACTCGTTACGCCATCTGGCGTGCTTGTGAACGCTTAAGCATCCGCCCAGAAGGCATCAAGAATGCGTGGAGTGAAAATCTTCCACGCATGCAAGCTGCCCTCTTAGGTTATAGTCAGATCCGAGAGTATGAAGAAGGCGATAGAGTTAATCATGTCATTGATGCAATTTATAAAGCTGTCACTGGCATGGCTAAAGCTCTCGCTGGACGCCGCAGGAGGTAATCAAGATGGCTGAAGGGTTCATACGCTTCAGCCATCTTGGCCTCACGCTTCAACAATTGCAGGATAGGACATCCGCAAAGAAGATCAATGCTGCCATCCAGAAGTTAATGGAGGATATTTGGCGGAGGTCGGCTACTGTCTTTATCGAACATCTATCTGAAAATGTTCTTGTCGAGACAGGTGAAACGTATGGTTCACTCATTGGTGCTGGTCTTGGACAGATTGATCTTTCTTTATCTCTACCTAGAACACGTCTTCGTAAGCGCCCACAGTTAGATCCTTCAACGGGTAAGCCTATTCCAGGCACATTGCGTAGTTTGTCATCAGGTATTGATCGAGGCAAAGACACTCTTAAATTTTCATTCACAATAAATAATTATGCTTTCTTCTTTGACTTTAATGTTTTCCAATTCGCACTACATGATGCTGGTGCTGGGGCTAATGGTCCAACCAGTGCTCGTGGTGCGGCTGAGCGTGCTAGACAGGCTGCTGAGCATTTCGCTCGCAAAACCTTTCAAGATGAAGTCGGGCAACTTGTTTGTAACTGGCTCTTGTCGGGCACTACTAAGAGCATTGGAATCTAATGGCAGCAACGATTGACTTCAGTGGTGAAGACTCTGGTCTAACTGTTCTAATGCAACAGATTGCTGCCGGTCTGCGAGAAATTGCAGAGGCAGAAGGTGTTGTCATCAAAGCTAGCACAAAGCTAGGAAAGAGCGGTTTCCAACAACTCTCTGGTAATATCAAGTCAGTTACAAATACTGGCGAGGTAATGACCCAGAGGTTCAAGATTCTTCAAAAAACTCTTAACGGTTTCACCGGAACCACTGCTGATCTTCAAGCATTATTACTGCGCACCGGTGGTGCATTAACCATCAACTCTGAGGCATCCCAGAGATTAGCCAAATCACAACAGGTCGCAGCGGACAAAGCTGCCGCTCTTACTGCTGAGCTTCAACGCCAAGCAGATGTTGGTAAAAGGCTAGTAACTCGCCCGTTTCTTGGCGATACAACTATAACGCGTCCTAATGCTCCCGAAGGATCTGAAGAGGAGAGATTAGCTGCGAGCAAGGCTTTAGATGTTGTTCGTGAACTTGTCAAGACTGTTAACATTTCTAGAGTCCAACTTGACAAAGTTTTTGCAGCCTTAAGTAAAGGTTCAATTGTCGACTATGGCACATCTGTCAATCGTGTAAGAGATGCTATTGTCAAGCTTATCACAGCTGAGAATAATCTAGGTAAGACTGCTGAGAAGAATGCTGCAAAACAAGCCCAGCTTAAACAAGCTAGAGAAGCTGAATTTCAAGCCTTCTCCGAGAAAGCGAATAAGGCAGCCGCTGCTGAGGATAGGATAACAAAAGAGTTAGAACGCCAAGAAGCTGTTCGTAAAAAGATTGTTACACTTAGTCAACAGCGGCAAGTTGTTGCTGGCTCTGGCGCGCGTCCAGTCGGTAGCGAGAAAGAGCAATTAAATGTTTCTCGCGCAGAGGATAATCTTAAGCGCTTAGTTGGCCTAGTTAAAATCACTGAGACACAGCTTGAAAATGTCTTTCGTGATCTAAGCAAGGGAAGTATTGTTGACTATGGCACATCTATTAATCGTGTAAGAGATACGATAAGCAAGCTTATCACAGCTGAGAATAATCTAGGTAAGACTGCTGAGAAGAATGCTGCAAAACAAGCCCAGCTTAAACAAGCTAGAGAAGCTGAATTTCAAGC